ACCCCCTGCGGCCGGGACGGCCCGGGGATGCACAGCTCGGTCTGCCAGCGGATGGTGGCCCAGGGGTTCAAGCCGAAGCCGCACCCCGCGCGGCCGGGTACGAAGGACGCGCCGCCCATGGTGCGAGGCCCCGGCAAGGACCCGCTCGAGCCGATGTTCCCGGGCCTCGCGGTCTGCGGCTGCGGGAAGCTCACGATGAGCCGCGCCGCGGCGAAGGAGCAGGACTGGCCGGTGGTCGACGGGGTTGAGCACCGCTACTCGCTGACCTGCCGGAGGGTGACCCGCCTCGAGGAGGACCCAGTCCCCGAGCGGGCGGGCCGCGCCGGCGACCAGCCCCTCCCGACCCCCGGGTCCGGGGACGTCATCCAGGCCCTCGTCGACCGCCAGCAGGCGCGCCTCCTCGAGCGCCGCGCCGTCGGGATCCGTCGGTACGGCTCCCCGCTGCAGGTGTTCAACGGCCGGGACGTCTACCGCGATGCGGGGGACGAGGCCCTCGACCTCGCCGCCTACCTCGAGCAGGCCGCCCAGGAGCAGGACGCGGTGGTTCAGGCGCTGGTGGTCCTGGCTCGCCACGCCCTCGACCTCGCCCCGAACACAGCCCTGCGCGGGGACGTCCGAGCCGCCGTGGAGCTCGCACTGAAGCTCGACCGGGTGCCCCGGAGGCAGGGATGAGTTGCCGCCTGCCCCTCGCCGGAGCCCCTTCGAGCGCCTGTGGCGGCTCCTGCGCGTGCGAAGCGGAGAAGGCGGCCCTCCGGGTCGCCCTGGACGAAGCGCGTCGCCAGGAGCGAGCCCTGTGCGTCCTGCTGGCCTCCGCGGAGCGGGAGCGGGACGCCCTGAAGGCCATCCTCGAAGCCGGTGGCCATACGTGACGTGACATGTAGGGCTTGACCAACTGCCCCCGATGTAGTCCACATTGCCCTGTCGGCCTCGGTCGACGGCGGCACCTCCACCGCAGGGGCAGCCCGGGTTCGCGGCCGGGCGCCCCACCCTACCGGAGGCGGGGGACTCTGGTGGCGAAGAAGAACTCGAGGACCGGCACCAGGGCAGAGGACCGCCCGTTGTCCCCTCGCGAGCGCCTCTTTGCCCACTGCGTCGTCCTGCCAGGCATCTCCCAGACCGAGGCGGCGCGCCAAGCGGGCTACGGGGGGCAGGACGACACCCTCTCCTCGCAGGCCACCAGGCTGATTCGCCGACCCAAGGTCGCGGCCCTCGTCGAGCAACTCCGAGCGAAGCAGACCTCGAAGATCGACTCGAAGGCCCAGAAGATCCTCGACGAACTCGAGCACCTGGCCCTCGCGCGCCTCTCGCGCGTCGTCAAGGTCCACCCCGACAGCACCCCTTCCGTCAGCATCCTGCCGATCGAGGACTGGGAAGAGCACGAGCGCGCCGCCCTCTCGAAGATCGACGTCGAGAAGATCTTCGACGGCGCCGGGAAGGACCGGATCCACGTCGGCGACATCGTCAAGCTGGAGATGAAGGCGAAGCAGGCCGCGCTCGACACCCTCGCGAAGCACCACGGGCTCGTGAAGGACAAGCTCGAGGTCGACGTCACGGTCCGCACCCACGCCGAGCTCATCGCCGAGGCAGCCCGCCGGCGCGCCGAGAAGCAGGCCCCGCCGGCCCGGGTCCATGAGTCAGGGGATCCCGAGTGACCGGTCTCCTGCTCGCCGCCTTCCTCGCCGTCTCTCCGGCCCCGCCGGCGACGTACTCCGAGCTGCGCTCCCAGCCCGCCCCTCTGCAGCAGACGGCCGGCGGCGGGAAGCCGCCCTGGAACGGCACCGACGAGGAGGCCCTCGCCGCCGTCGAGCGGTGGATCGACGATCCCGTCGCGTTCGTCCGAGACATGTTCGGCGCCGAGCCGGACGCCTGGCAGGCGCAGATGCTCATGGCGCTCGTCACCGACGAGCGGGTGGGCGCGAGCGCGTGCAAGGGTCCGGGCAAGACGTGCGGCGAGGCGTGGGCGATCTGGTGGTTCGAGTACACCCGGGTCGACGCGCAGGCGATCGTCACCTCGATCACGGGCGACAACCTCAAGGACAACCTCTGGAAGGAGCTCTCGTTCTGGTACTCGAAGAGCCCCGCGCTGCAGCGGGCGTTCGAGGTCAAGGGCGAGCGGATCGTCCATCGGGAGCGCCCGCGGACGTGGTGGGTCTCGGCCCGCACCTGGGCTCAGAACGCCGACCCTTCGCAGCAGGCCAACTCGCTCGCCGGGTTCCACGGGCAGCACGTCCTAGTCGTCCTCGACGAGATGGGCGACTACCCGGAGGGCGTCGTCCAGGCGGCCGAGGGCATCTTCGCGAACCAGCACGTCGCCGAGGCACGGCTCCTCGCGGCATGGAACCCCACGCGCACCGACGGCCCCGCCTACCGCGTCTGCACCAAGGACCGGAAGCGGTGGACGATCATCCACATCACCGGGGATCCCGAGGACCCGAACCGCTCGCCGCGCATCTCGATCGAGTGGGCGCGGAAGATGATCGAGGACTGGGGCCGCGACTCGGACGTCGTCCGGGTCAACGTCCTCGGGCTCTTCCCCCGGGCATCCAGCGACAAGCTCCTCTCCGCCGACGACGTGCAGACGGCGATGGGCCGCGCGGTGGGGATGGGCGTGTCGCTCTCCGAGGCCTCGGTCTGGGGGCTCGACGTCGCCCGTTCCCTGACCGGCGACCGCTCCGTCCTCCGGGAGCGCGTAGGCTGCGCCGCGATGTCGGCGCACGTCTGGCGCGGGAAGGACGGCGTGCAGCTCGCGAACGTCGTCTCCCACGTCCTGAAGCAGTCCTCTCGCCAACCGGACTACCTCGTCGTGGACGTCGCCGGCGTGGGAGCGAGCGCGGTGGACCAGCTCCGCGTCCTGGGGTGGGGAGACATTCTGATCCCAGTGGACTTTGGGGGCGGGCCGGACGAGGACCGCTTCGGATGCAAGCGCGACGAAATGTGGTGGCGCTGCGCCGACTGGGTCAAGCGGCAGGGTTCGCTGCCGCCGGACTCTGGGGTGCTGGCCGCCGAACTCACGGCGCCCACCTACCGCTACGGCACCTCGGGCAAGCGGACCGTGTTCCGGGTGGAGTCGAAGGAGAGCCTGAAGGACCGGGGACTTGACTCTCCCGACGAGGCCGACTCGCTGGTGCTGACGTTCCATCAGGCGGTCTGGGTGAAGCGCGAGATGGAACGGGAGCTGGAGTACCGACACGGCGACGGGGCGGGGCGCCGAGTGCGCTCTGAACTCGACGACGAGCGGGGAGGATACTGACCATGGGGCTCTTCCGGCGGATGGCAGACTGGGTCGGAGACCAGGCGGATGACGTCAGGGACTGGGCGGTCGACCAGGCTCGGGACGCAGGCGAATGGGTGGCCGACAAGCTGGGCCTGGGCGGGTCCGGGGAGAGCTCGGCCGGCGCGCCTCCGCCCGGAACGGCCCCCGCCGACTTCTCCGACCAGGCGATCCGCGACATCCAGCGGATGCAGCGTCTCGCCAGCCGGGGCCGTCTCGGGCTGGGATCCACGTTCCTGACCGGCCCGCGCGGCGTGCAGAGCAACCTCTCGCTCATCGCCCGCCGCATGAAGGGAGCCTGACGTGTCCGAATCGGCGAAGCAGTACATGATGCGCCGGCTCGGAGAGCTCAAGGCCAACCGCGCGCGCCTCGAGCCCGACCTCAAGGGCGTCTGCGAGGAGATCACCCCGGGCGCAGCCCGCTGGGAGCCGCTCGAGGGCGAGCGCGCGGCCCCCGTCCCGCGCCCCATCAACAACACCCCGATCCTCGCCGCGCGTATCGCGGCCTCGGGGCTCTTCGCCGCCCTCACCCGGCCGTCGTCGATCTGGTTCCGGCTCACCACCCCGGACCCCGACATGGCGGAGTACGGGCCCGCGAAGATCGCCATCTCGAAGCTCGAGCAGCGGATGAGGTGGGTCTTCTCGAAGTCCAACTTCTACCAGTCGCTCGCCGACGCCATCTACCCGGGCCTCCTCGAGCATGGATTCGGCGTCGGGATCGTCGATCAGGACCCGCGCCGGATCATCAACGTCGTCACCCCGCCCCTCGGCGAGGCGTACCTGTCCGCCGGCGCGAAGGGCGTCGACACGATCTACCGTCGCGTCCCGATGTCTGTCCGCCAGATCGTGCAGCGGTTCGTCCTGCGCGAGGGCGGGACCATGGACTGGTCGACGGTCTCCCGGACCGTGAAGGCGATCTGGGACACAGGCAACCGCGACACCATCGTCGAGATCGTCCACGGCATCGAGCCCCGCGTGGAGTTCGACCCGTCGCGGCGGGGCAACAAGAACATGCCCTGGGCCTCGCGCTGGATCGAGGCCGCTGGCGATGAGGATGTCATCCTCCACGAGAGCGGCTACCGGACCTTCCCCGGCCTCTGCCCCCGCTACGCCGTGCGCGGCGACGAGAGCTACGGCTACCGGTGCCCGGGGCTCGACTCCCTCGGGGACTCTCGCGAGCTGCAGCACGAGGAGCGTCGCCTCGCGGGGATGCTCGACAAGATGGTCGCGCCGCCCATGAAGGGCTCGCCCGAGATGAAGGGCCAGGGCGGCTCGGTCCGGGCCGGCGACATGACCTACCTGCCCCGGACGGCCAGCCCCGTGTTCGAGCCGGCGATGCCACTGAGCCACCTCCCGCCTGCCATGTCCGGGGTCCGGGAGCACATCGAGCGGCTCGAGGACCGGATCGACCGGGCTCACTTCGTCGACCTCTGGCTGCGGATCCTGTCCGACGAGCGGCTCCAGCGCGCCACGGCCACCGAGGCGGAGATGGGTCAGGACGAGGCCATGTCCCAGCTCGCCCCGCTCCTCGAGCGCCTCGACCCGGAGCTCTTCATCCCGGCGATCGACCGGACCTACGCCATCATGGACGAGCGCGGGTACGTCCCGGAGTTCCCGCCGGAGATGCAGGGCGTCGAGCTCAAGATCGAGTTCGTCAGCATCCTGCACCAGGCCCAGAAGCTCATGGGGCTCGCCGGCACGCGGTCGCTCATCATCGAGATGGGCAACCTCGCGGCGCTGAAGCCGGCCGCCCTCGACAACCTGAACGAGGACGCGATCGCCCAGGACCTCGCCGACACCATCGGGGCGAAGCCCGAGTACCTCCTGACGAAGGAGCAGGTCGCGGAGATCCGGGCCCAGCGCGCGGCCCGGGAGCAGCAGGCTCAGCAGATGGAGCAGGCCGCTGCGGCGGCGAAGGCCACGCAACAGGTCGCTCCCGCGCTCGACGCCGGTCTGCAGGGCGCTGCGAGTGCCAACGCCGACCTCGCCGCCGAGAGCCTCGGGTCCATCGCGGGCGCCAGCATCGGAGGCCTCCAGTGAGCCAGAAGGGCGCAGGGCCCCTCGAGAACGACGGGACCATCGGCCGCGCCAGGGCGGCCGAGAAGCTCGCCGAGCTCCAGTCCTCGGAGGATGTTCGCTGGCTGCTCTCCGACCCCCGAGGCCGGCGCGCCGTCGCGCGCTGGACGAAGGGCATGGGGGCGCTCTCGACCACGGGGTTCCTGCACTCGGGCAGCGAAATGTACTTCCGAGAGGGAAGCAGGGACCTCGCCAATCGCATCCGGGAGGACTGTCTGAAGGCGGCCCCCGACCTCTTCGCGGCGCTCGAGCATGAGACCGTGGACACCGTCGTCCGGGCGGAGATCGAAGCCCGGGGCATCACCCACCAGCCGAAGGAGCAGGAATGACCACCCCAGCAGCGCCCGCGGCGCAGGCCACCCCCGAAGCCGCCAAGGCGCCCGAAGTCGCAGCAGCCGCAGCATCACCCGCGCCGGGCGCCAAGTCCGACGCAGGCCAGGCCCAGCTCAGCATCCTGGGCACGGCACCCGAGAAGACGCCGGAGAAGCCCGCCGGCGAGGGGGACAAGGCGAAGGAGGAGCCCGCGGCGAAAGCCAACGAGCCGGTTCCGACGGAGCTGAAGGTGACTCTCCCCGAGGGGATGAAGCTCGACGAGTCGATCCTGAAGGGCCTGACGGACGAGGCGGCGAAGCTCAAGCTCAGCAGCGAGCAGGCTTCCGGCCTCGGCGCGTTCCTCGCCGCGGAGCAGAAGCGCAGCGAGGAGGCGGACGTCGCCGAGTGGTCGAAGCGCAGCGCCGAGTGGGCCGCGTCGGTGAAGGCCGACAAGGACTTCGGCGGGGCCAACTTCGACGCCACGGTGGCGGACGCCCAGAAGGCGATCATCCAGTTCGGGGGCAAGGATCTCGCCGCCGAGCTGGAGAAGTGGGGGCTGCAGAACTTCCCCCCGCTGGTGAAGGCGTTCGCTCGTGCAGGGAAGGCCCTGGGCGAGGACACGTCCCGATCCGGCGCGCCGGCCGGGCAGAGCGGACCGACGACTCGAGCGGAGCAGCTTCGCCAGGAGTTCCCGTCCATGTTCAACGCGGACGGCTCACCCAAGTACTAGGAGCACCACATGGCTACTCTCGTCGATGGAGCATTCCCGAACCTGACCAACTGGGCCGCCCGCATGGACCCGAACGGCTCGGTCGCCAAGGTGACGAACCTCGTCACCACCAAGCGGCCCGAGCTCAACGACATCCCCTTCTTCGAGGGGAACCTCCCGACCGGGCACCAGATCACGGTGTCGGAGAACAGCATCTCCCCCGGCGCGTTCCGCAAGATCAACCAGGGCGTCGCGGCGTCGAAGGGTGACACCGCGCAGTACGTCGAGTCCTGCTGCATGCTCGACGCCGAGTCGGTGGTCGACGTCGCGCTCGCCAAGCTGAACGGCAACGCGGCGGCCTTCCGCTCCTCGGAGAACGCGCTGAAGATCGAGGGCCTCTCCCGCCAGATGGCGACCGCGCTCTGGTACGAGTCGGTCATCTCGAACCCCGAGCGCCTCCACGGGCTCACCCCGCGCTACGGCGGGACGAGCGGGTACGCGGCGTCGGCCTACGTCAAGAAGCCGGCCGCCTGGACGAACTCCGGCACCAACTGCCAGTCGATCTGGGCGGTGACCTGGGAGGACCGCAAGATCTACGGGATCGTCCCGAAGGGCTCCACCGCGGGCCTGCAGGTCGAGGACAAGGGCGAGCTCCGCGTCGCCGACCCGAACGACGCGACGAAGGCGCTGTACGCCCTCGTCACGAAGTACTCCTGGCAGGCCGGCATCGCGGTCGAGGACTACCGCTACGCCGCCCGGACCCAGTGGGACCCGGACGACTCGACGGTCCACGCCGACAGCGCGAAGACGATGTACCTCGCGCTGATGGACCTCCTGAACATGCTGTACGAGGTCACCCCGAACACCCGGATCTACATGAGCCGGACCACGAAGGCGAAGATGGACGCGCAGCTCGTCTCCAACAACCTCGACGTCTTCAAGTCGATCGAGGTCGGCGGCCGGCTCGTCCAGTCCTTCCAGAACGTGCCCATCCGGGTCACGGACACCCTCGTCGGCGAGACGGCGATCAGCTAACCCGCCCTCGACAAGAAAGGACACCGACATGGCTTTCATCGACAACACCAAGGCGTTCTCCGCCGCGCAGTCCCTCTCCACCACCTCGGACGTCGTCTCGACGAACGTCTACGACGCCGGCTCGGCGAAGAAGGTCTACGCCGGGGCGAGCCGTCCGAAGATCGGCGGGTTCATCACCATGACCGGCGGCACCGGGACCCTGTCCTGGCGCGCCCGGCTCGTGGGCGCCGACGACGCGGGCCTCACCACCAACCCCATCATCCTCGCCGACACGGGCGTGATGCTGAAGGGGCCGGACGGCGCGACCGCCCTCGCGAACACCGACAAGGCGGCGTTCGAGCTCCACCCGACGATGCAGCCCACCGCCAAGCGGTACTACGGCGTGGTCTGGATCCTCGGCGGCACGACCCCGACGGCCACCGGCAGCGCCTCCGAGCAGCTCGACCCCGCGTCGAACATGCTCGCGGTCAAGGCCGCGGCTCCGTAGTACCACCCTGAACCGTAGCCGCCCCGTTGACGTCGTGGCGGGGCGGCTACCCCATCACCCCTGGAGAACATCATGGCGACCACCAAGCTCTGGATCACCTCCACCCGGTACGTGAAGCAGGTCGGCCAGCCGGAGCCGCAGATCGTCGAGGCCTCCCCGAGCCGCCCCGTCCTCATCGAGGTCGAGGGCGTCCACAAGGGCGACTCCCAGACGCGCCTCGACCAGCCCGAGAAGCCGAAGCCGCACTTCGCGCCCAGCAACAAGGCCCCGACGCCCAACGCGGCCGAGCGCAAGTAGCACCCACACCTTCGGGAGGCGCGCATGACCGACTTCGAGATCTGCAACCTCGCCCTGCTCCGCATCGGGGTGACGAAGAAGATCACCTCCCTGGACGACTCGCCGGAGGCCTCGGTGGCGTCCCAGGCGTGCGCGCTTCTCTTCCCTCTCATGCGCGACCGGCTGCTCGAGGAGTACGAGTGGCCGTTCGCGCACCGTCGGTCCCTGCTCACGGCGGCCGTCCCGGTGCCGGAGCGGGGCGACTGGTTCTTCGCCTACGCTCTCCCCGCGGACTGCGTCGTGCCCCGCGACATCGTCCCGGAGTCGAAGCGGTACCCATGGACCGTCGAGGCGAGCGACGACGCGAAGAAGCAGTGGCTCCTCTGCAACGTCGAGGACGTCGAGATCTCCTACACGGCCCGGATCGCCAATCCGGCGCTCTGGCCGGCGGCGTTCGTCGATGCTCTGGCCTGGCGCCTCGGGGCGGAGCTCGTGATGCCGCTCGCAGCCGCCCCGGAGCGGGAGGGCATCGCGCTGCGCCGGTTCGAGGTCGCGCTCGACGTGGCCCAGGTGGTCGCGGCGCGGCAGGGCCGGACGGCCGACTCGGACCCCACGCCGTCGAGCATCGCGGCGAGGGGGTGCTGACGTGGCGGCTCCGATCCGGCAGGACGACTTCAGCGGCGGAGAACTCGCCCCGGAGCTCCAGTCCGCGGCGACCTCGAAGCGGTACCACACCAGCGTCGCGCACCTGCGGAACAGCATCCCAACAGCGCCCGGCCCCATCATCGACCGGCCGGGTAGCATCTTCGTCGGCGAGACGAAGGACTCGTCGATGCGGAGCCGGATCGTCCCGTTCGTCTTCTCGAACGACCAGAGCTACCTGCTGGAGTTCGGGGGGCAGTACGTCCGCGTCTGGGCAAGGGGCGCCCAGGTGGGCGCCGAGCACATCGTGGCCGGCGGGGCCGGGACCATGATCCGGTCGGAGGACGAGGGCGTGTCCTTCGTCACCACGGGGATGCAGGATCCCGCGCTCAACCTCCGCGACATCGCGTGCAACGGGGAGATGTGGGTCGCGACCTCGGACGACAACAACTACGTCTCCTACATCCACGTCAGCACCGACGGCAAGACGTGGACCTCGACCCAGATGTCGGGCGTCGGGTTCGGCAGGACGGTGATGTCCGTCTGTTGGACCGGATCCCGATGGGTAGCGGCTGCTCAAGGTCCGGTGGGCAGCGGGTTCTACACGTCAACGGACGGCGTGACGTGGTCCTTCACGGCCAGTACCGGACTCGCATGGATCCGCGTCCGCGCCGGCGGT